TTCACCATTTGCCATTTTTTCTGCATGACGCATTTGTGCATCCGCCATCAACATTTTTGTCTTTTGACGGTTTTTAAATATGTGAGAGCCAGCTTGTGCGGCTAATTTAATAGCGCTGAACCACATATTAGTAAGCTTTTGATTTTCTTCTCTTGTCTTTTAACACTGCACCTTGACCTTGAACTTCTTCTTCAGGTCCACCAGTGCCAATTAAGTTATAAGCTCTGTCAGCAGTAGTTTTAGATCTTGGATCTATCTCAGTTTGCTGTTCACCAACCTTAACTTCTTTTATATTATCAAGTTTTTCCATTTTTTCTCCTTGGTTTACGTATTTCTAACCTTTTTTTAAGGTTTTGTCATTTTTTTTATTATTTATTCGTCACCTCTTCTCATAATTGAAATATTAGGCATCATACTACCTTGATTTTTCATCATTGAGTCAGTGCTTGGAAGAGTTTTACTTAAAATTGTCTTTTCAATTGATGTATCAGCTCTTAAATTTGCTAATTCTTCGTTCTGTTCAAGTTTTTCCTCTTGATTTGATTGATTCATCATTGCTTTCATCTTATCAAGATTCATTTTCTCTTCAGATTCTTTTGCTTTTCTGTCATTTTCCATTGCTCTAAGGTCTAGTTCTCTTGCTCTTAGTTTAGCAATAGGATCATTATCAAATTGTGAAGTAATTTTTTGTTCTTCCTTCATAAATTCTTCCATCATCTCAGCAATCAATACAGCTTTTCTAGATTCAATTTTTTCTTGTAACATTTTTGCTTGAATTTGTATCTGTTGAGCCATTTGTGGGTTCTGTTGCATAGCTTGTTGCATCTGTTGTAACTGAACTAGCTCATCTCTAAACTCAACTTCAATTTGTTCTTGAGCCATTAAACTAATATGTTCAAAAATATTTTTTTCTAATGAAGCCATTATCATTGGATTGTTTCTAGCAATGTTAGTTCCCATAAAGTTTAAGTGTGCTGTCATATGTGCTCTGTGATCTTGTCCTGGGAAAGCTTGAAACTGTTTACCACCTAATGCATCAATATGTTCTAACGCTGGATCTTTCGGTGTAGGTTGCATAGGTTTAACTAACACTTGATCAATATTTTTAATACCTAAAGCTTCATACATATTTCTATATGCAGAATACATATTATGCATTTGCGGATTAGATTGTGCCAGTTGGAGTTCAGTTTGCGCAAGTGAAATACGCTGTGTTTGTGAGAAAATGTTAGGGTCAGCAACTGGCAATATATCTACTCGATCATCAAAATCAGATTGTTTAATCATTTTTTGACCCCCAACTACATCATACGGATATTCCGGTGGTAGATATAACTTGAATACTCTAGCTAAAATTCTAAATTCATTTTTAAGAGCTGAGTAAATTCTTTTGTGAATAGCTGACATAGTTCTTGAACCACGTTCTAATAAAGCAACTGTTGTTCCAACTGCTGCTTGTTGATTGCCATCACCAACTTGTAAATCTGCAATTGATGCAAACCTTTGACCTGCTTGAACTACAATACCCATCAAACTTAATAAAGTCTGTGATGGTTCTTTAAACGGAAGCATCATAAATGAATCTCTTAAATTTCCACCAGGTGCATCTACATCTCTAAATTCACCAGGTTGAATTGATTGTGCATCATCTCTAATTCTAATACCACGCATTTTAAATCCAGCAGGTAAATTAGATAATGTCCCTGCATCTAACAATTGTCTTAATGCAGTTGTAGCAGTACGTGATAATCCACCAATCATATGAATTAAACCAAAACCATAAAAACCTAAACCAGGTAAAAATTTAAAGTGAACAAAATATTGTATCTTAGTTTTCTTAGGATCACCTATTTCATAATTTCTTCTAACAGATAAAATCTCATGAGACCCCTCTACTAAAGTTACAATGTAAGGTATTTTAATTCCTGAGGGCTCACCAGTCTCTTGATTCATATCTTCAAAACCTTCTAGATCTAAATCAACATGACACTCTAATAAAGTAAATACATCTTCGTCTCTTGTTTTTGAAACTCCTTCAAGTTCTCTTTCTTTTTTCTCAACATCAGTTTCTTTGTCTTGTGGTTTTCCCACCTCAACATCTTTGTAGAAACCTGCTACTTGTTGTTTTCTTAATTCATTTTCTGAAATTTTTACACGATGAATAATTGCTTCCGCATCATCTAATGAGGTAGCTGTGTACGGAACAATTAAATCATCTGCAGGTACAAATTTTGATACAGCCCTTTGTTCCATATCATCAAAGTACACTTTCTTAAAAGCAGAACCAGCTAATGGCAAATTAAATAACATTTGATCAAACTCAGGTTCATACTCTTTCATTTTCTCCATGATCTCGTAGTTCATGAAATCTTTAACTCTACCTGCTTGATCTGTTTTCTCAGATGTTGGTACTCCTAACACTTGAGTTCTAACTGGACCATCTGCGGGTAATAATTCTTTATAGGCTAGTGCTTGAAACTGTGTAACTGCTTCAGCTAAAACTGGATGTGTTGCACCTGATGCACCACTGAATGGTTCTGTTCTATTATCATATTTAAAACCTAATAAATCTAAACCTGTCGTATAAGTTTTTTCCCAATCTTTTCTAGATGCAGAATAATCCATATACTTACCATTTAAATCTGATGCTAATGGAGCTAATACATCATCTGGTAAAAATTCTGCTAAGTTTGCATAATGCTCGTCACCCCCTTCAGGAGATGCAGCTTGTGGGTCTAAATTAATATCAACAGATCCATCTTCGTTTTCTGAAACTTCTATATCATCAGGTGATGATAACTCTTCCTGAACTTCCTCAGTTAAAGTTTCTTGAATCTCTTCTTCACCTGGTAACTCAAGTTCTTTTCGAGGCTCGTTTGGAAGCGCTTTGTCTATATCTGCCATTATATTTTTTCTCCGTATGTTTTACTTCTTTAACAGTATTATAGGAAATATTCAAGCCCTGACTCTGGGGCCCTGATTCCGGAGGCACTGTTGTAGTTAACCTTTTAATCATTTGATGAGTTTGCTTCTCTATTTAATTCCTTCATTGCTAATTTAAAAGCTTCTCCAAAATCAAGACCTTCAGCATCCATAATTTCTATAACTTTATCCCTTATTTTTCCAGTGTCCGGAGAACCTTCATTGTAATTAACTCTACCGCCTTGATTAAACTTTTTAAAATACTCTTCTGCAAATGTATCTATATCCATACCAGTTGCATCCTTGCCTCCGGCTTTAATATACGCTTCTGTAACCATTTTATTATATGCAGTGTCACCACCATCTAGAAAACCTATTCTACCTCCATTAGCATACTTATTAAGTTCATCTTGATACTTTTCTATCTTATCTGATGCCATGATTCCGGTATCACCAAATAAAGGTTGAATTATTTTCATGTATTCTTTTTCTGAGAGCTCACCATTGTCATAAGCTTTTTTAGAAAACTCACCAACTAAATTTACATATGTTTTAGGACTGAATTGATTAGCTGCTGCTTTTGTATTCAGCATATCTAAAATTTTAGTAAATTGTTTTGGTTTAGGTTTGGGAAGAATATCAGGCATTACAGAACTCCTGCAATACCGCCTTTAGCTCTTTTTACTTTATCTTCTTCTGCTTTTTTAAGCATTTTCTTTAATTCTTCCATACTCATATTTCTTTGAGATGGTGGATAATTTTTTGCATTATATTTTCTATCCAATAATTCTTCTTTTATTTTATAGTATTCATCTTCTGCTTTAGTATCTACTAAATCCATAAAGTTGTATTTCTTCTTCATTGCATCTGGATAATCTTTTTCCATTCTGCTTAAACGTTCTGGAATTTCATCTTTGCCTGTACCGTCATTATATTTCATACGGCCACCATTCATTGCCATCTGTCTATCTTGCATGGCTTTTTTTCTTGTAAAATATTGTCTTGCATAATCGTCAAATGAACCTTGGAAACCTTCTTTGACTGCGTCTAAAAATTCTTCATATACTGTGCCTAGTTCTAATTGTAGTTCGTCTTCACTAGGTTCTGATGCCATCTTAATTGAAGGTGCACCTTTATCTAGAGATTTGATACCACCCATATCATCATAATCTTCTGGATCTGGTAAATCTAAATCTTCAGGTATCTCACCTGCTTCAATTGCTCTAAGTGCGTCTTTTAATGCTTGATCGTCTATTGCCATAATCTCTTAATAATACACTTTTGGAGTTCTTTGTAAAGGCTCATCTTCATAATCTTCTGGGTGTTGAATAAGTCCACCTTGTCTAAATCTCATAACAGCCTGGGTCATAGAATCGACCAAGTCATCATGATCTCCATAAGGAAAAGCAGCGCACTCTTCAATAACTTCTTGAGCAAATTCCATTTCAGTTGGTGCATATATACGACCTGATTCAAATAATGGAGAGACACTATTTACTCTAGTGTGTTTATCATTACCTCTTGATGGTGTAAAATTGATTACTGGAATTCCAGCTTTTCTTAACTCATATGTTAATGGTAGCCCTGATGCCTTACCCTCAATTATAACTGTTTCCGGATTCCAGTAGCCGTACTGATCTAATGCAATACGCCTTAATTCCGGGAACTCGTATCTACCCTTCAATGCATCCAGCAACATGAGACAGGGACCACTATCTTCGGTTGGGTGAAAAACTCCCCAAGTCGTAATAGCAGAATAATCGGCTGTTTCTTTTTTCATGAATGCTGTGTCATAAGATTGAATAACATGTTCTATTGGAGGAAGTTCTTTCTCCCAGGGTTGCCACCATTCTCTTTTGATTAATGCTCCTTCATCTCCAGTGGGATTTTGCATATATTGCGCATTCCATTTTGAAAGTGGAATAGAAGCTTTAACTCCCTCTAAATCTTTTATGTTCCAGTATTCAGGCCACAGGGGTTTTCCAGTTGGCATAATTGCAGGAAACTCAATTACTTCCCATTGATCTGCTTTAGGTTCTTTTTGTGCTTTTATTAATCTACCTGCAAGATCTTTTTCATTCCATCTTGTCATTACAATAATAATTGTTCCGCCAGGTTGAAGACGTTGTCTGGGTCCTGATGTATACCATTCATAAGTTCTATCCAGAGCTTGTGCGTTCATTGCATCTTGCTCAGTATGGGGATCATCAATAATTAATAGATCAGCACCACGACCTGTAATTGCAGAACCAACACCGGCAGCGTAATATTCTCCACCTTGTTGAGTTTCCCATTTACCAGCAGCCTGGCTATCTTCTTTTAATCTTGTTTGAAAAACTTCTTTATATTCTGGAGTATCCATTAAAGCTTTTGCCTTACGACCAAACCTTACAGATAATTCAGTTGTGTTAGTAGATTGGATAATTTTTAATTTAGGATTTCTACCTACCATCCATGCAGGTAATAAGTAGGATGCAAACTCAGACTTAGTATGTCTAGGTGCCATATTAATAATGACACGTTTTGTTTTACCATTTGCTATATCATTAAATTTTTTAGCTACATCTTTATGGTGTCTACCTTCTATAAAATCAGGCCAAACATGTTTAACAAAAGCCATGAAATCATTTTTAATGTCGGTTTGTTTTTTCTTATCTTTCCATTTAGCCATGTAAAGAGCTAATTGTCTTTTTATATCAGGTGGTAACTTTTCAAATTTTTTTAATTTCTCTATGTCCATAAGTGCATTTGAAAAAAAATTTTGCAAAATTTTTTCAGGTATGTTTTTAAATAAAGCAAAAGTATTTTAGCCTTACTTATTTATAAAAGCTTATATATTATACAGTATATAGAGACTCCTTTTTTTTACAAGTGATTTTAAGATACAAGAAAGTTCAAAGTTTGAATAGGTCTTGGTACCTCTATCGAGACGAGCGAGCGAAGCGAGCGAGTCGAGACGCGAAGCGGCGAGCAATCGGGGGGGGGGAGGGAGTGAGTGAGTTCGTTCTAATGCCTGCGGCATTTTGTCGCATGCGACATATTGTCGCATGTGACATTCTTTCTTATTAACTACTAGGAGGAGTAGTTCTGTTTATGCACAATCATTGCAATATCTTTTATCACTTGACGACCTATTGTCGCCCTTGATGTATTCTCCACAACATCTACAATGTGTAAATTCATCTTGTGGTTTTGAATTATCTTTTTTCATATTTCTCCTTTTTGTTAATAATCGTAGTATAGCACAATGGCAACTGTGTTGCCATTGTACATAGTGTCGCAGTTAGTCTAGTAATACCATATATGCTTCAGCATTATTTTTTCTGAAATGATCAATACCTTTTCTTACTTTGTCCCATAATTTAGAATGACCATCAAAGCCAACTTTTTTATCTTCTAATGTTGCAAGATATTCATAATAAAATATTGAATCATGAATTTTTGCTTCTTCTCTTGTTAGCATAATAGATTCTCCAGAAAATCTATTTTGTCTTTCATGTGTTTTTTGTTCTGTCATATTTCTCCTTTTTGTTAATTGTCCTAGTATAGCATAATGGCGATTAACTCGCCATTGCACATAGTGTCGCAGGTTAATCTTCTTCCTCCATATCCTCTAGATATTCTTGAACGTGGTCGTCCCACATTTCAGTTTCAAAAACATCTTGTAATAAATCATAATCATTTTCGTAATCCATATTTCTCCTTTTTGTTAATATA